CTGCAGATAAGTCTTGTGCTGTACCATTGATGGTAATAGTTCTTGTAGTAGGGACACCGCCCAATCCTGATAACGTATATATAGGAAGCGTCTGCCATGACTTGTCACCTCTCCAATATTGACCTGTTGTACCAGCAGTGATTGCAGGTTCTTTTGTACCTATACTTGTTGCCACCGTAGTAGCAAAGTTAGGATCGTCTCCAAGAGCAGCCGCTAACTCATTCAATGTATCTAATGTACCAGGAGCAGCATCTACTAAATTAGAAACTGCTGTATTTACATAAGTTTGAGTAGCGTAAGAGTTGTTTGTAAGATAGGTTCCTACACGTGTGTCCGTGTAATATAAATTTGTACCCTCAGATAAGTTACTAGTTGACTTAGTAGCAAGTCTTGTATCAAAGTCTGCATTTGCTCTAGCACTAGTATAATATAGATTAGTTCCTTCTGTTAAGTTTGTTGTTGACTTAGCTGTAAACGCAGTGTCAAATCTTGCTTGAGTATAGTATAAGTTTGTTCCTTCAGCTATATTAGTTGTTGTAAGAACAACAGCACCTGTTAAAGTGTTTACACTAGTTACACCTCCTGTTACAGTGATGACACCAGTGGCGGAATCATAAGAACCAGAACCTGTTACACTAATAGCAGCACGAGCTCTTGCATCTGTGTAATAAAGATTAGTACCTTCAGTTACTAGTGTAGTGGTATAATCACCACTCACTGCAACTACTACTCCTGTTCTACCAAAGACTGAAGTAACAGCATCTGTATTATCATCTGTCCAAGTAGCAGTTACTGTTCCTCCATCTTGCTGAGTTAATGTTAATGTTTTAGTAGTTGTTCCTGTTACGGCTGCACTATTAATCTTATCATTGTATGCTGCATCCCAAGTTGTTTGACTAGCAGTTGTAGGAATACCATATCCTGTAGTTATACTAAGTACGCCTGTGCTTGAGTTATAATCTAATCCTGTAACTGTTTCACTAATTGCTGCTCTTGCACGAGCATTAGTAAAATATAAATTTGTAGTTCCTTCAGAAAGTTGATCTGTAGTAGTTGTAGCTCCTTGAAAAACAGGACTAGCTATAATTACATCTATGATATCTCCAGCTAAAGCTGCATCACCTAATGTAATACTAGTGCCATTAGTAGCTGTAGTTTGATTAGGAGATAGGTATACTCCATTTAAGAATATATCAATAAGTCCAACAATATAACCACCTGTTATAGTGAATACTGTTTGACCTCCTGTAGCTGTAAAAGTTTGTGTAGATTTAATAGATGCTGCACCACCACCGGTTACAGATAATATACCACTTCCAGCATCTATTGACAGACCAGTACCAACTTTAATACCTCCAAGTATACTTGTAGAGGCAATAGGTAAACTGTAGGGCTGAACAAAGGTTCTAACCCAAGCAGTAGTTGCTAACTTGGTAGAGTTATCATTAGAAGCAGGTGTTTGACCAGTAGCAGTATTGTTAAGTGTAACTACACCATCTACTGTCAGACCAGCTTTAGCTAGTATGTCAGATAGAAACTTCATTCAGGTTGTTTATTATTTCTTGATAATTACACGATATGCATTAGCTCCAGGAGCTGTTGCAAAACTTACAGTTACTGTGTTAGCATCTGTAATTACTACATCTGTTATAACTTCTTCTAATGTAGTGTTATCTTTAATCATCACGATTACATCAATAGTACTTAAGCCATGTGTCAATGCATAAGAAGTGCCAGCACCTCCAATGTTTGCAGCGTAACCACCAGTTCTGTTATCTAAATAAGTTTTTAATTTAAGAGGAGTAACAATACGAGTATCATCTGTACCAGTTGTTAATTCAGCATCTGTTGCAATCTCTGCAATACCTGTACGAGTTTCTGTAGCAGTACGAGCTGATAAACTAGCTGGCGTAACTGCTTTGTTAGCATCTGTACCAGTTTGTGTTTCTGCGTTTGTAGCAAGAAATACTAAACCTAATACAGTTGTAGTAGCTTGATCACGGTTAACCTCTAATTGAATCCAGTCTGTAGCTAGAGATGTAGAAGCTGCGTTAATCTTAGCAATAATTACATCACCTACATTAAAAGCAACACTGTTTACTGTTCCTGCTACTGATACGTACCAATAGTCACCAGCTTTAGTGCCAGCTACTGGAGCTGATCCTACAGGAAATGAACCACTAGATGCATCCCAAGCTCCTTCTAAATTACCAAGACTACCTACGTTAGCATCAATGTATGTTTTGATTGCTGTAGATGTAGCTAATGAACTAGAACTAGAGTTAGCCATATCTGTAATGATTGTCACCTCAGCTGCGTTAGCTGATGCTCCAGATACATTACCAATAACTGTTAAGTTATTAAGCTGTTGAATTTTAGCAAATGTTACTGCATTGGGATTAATCTTTAATGTAGTAACTGCAGAATCTGCTAATTTACCAGTGGTTACACCAAGATCTTTAATTCTTAGTGAGTCAGCATTAATCTCAATTGTAGCACTATCTACGTTAACATCTAAGGTTACAACATCATTTGAACTAGATGCTGTAAGACCTGCTCCACCCAATACATCTTGGATATCACCAGACATATCTACCCAGGCTAAACCATCCCAGAAATAAATACGTTTATCTGTCGTATCAAAATACACTTGACCAAGTACAGGTGATGCCGGAGCACTGCTTAAATTGTGGATTGCCACATTCAAAATCTGGTTTTTGGTCAGGTCCAGATTGGTTAGAAACTTTTTAGACATAATTTTTATTTTTTATAATTAGTTTATATATGCTTTTCCACTAAAAGCTGCTGAAAATTTTATAGTGAGGTTATTAGTATCTATGTGTTCCACCTCACCAATCACTTCAGTATTTGCTGAATCTACAATAGATACAGATGGATATTTATTCAAGTTATGATTTACAGTCCATGTTGTACTTGACCCAGTTTGATTGTGAATATAAGAAAATGTAAATGAGTCTGATATACTAAATCCATCTCTATAGGTTAATGTTATTGTTCTTGTAGTGGTATTAGCAGTTATGTCAATATCAACTACTGTTTTGTTAAAAGCTTCTGCAATTTGAGTTATTTGTTCTGATGATATACTTGCTTGATCCCATTGATTACCGTCCCATGTAAATAGAAGTTGTAATGTAGTATCATATACAAGAATACCAGCATCATTAGAATTATATCCAGACGCTAAAGCATTTCTTTGTGCAGTAGTTACAGGTTGTAACTTAGCATTAAGAATCTGATTCTTATTAAAATCGTAGTCTACATATATCTTCTGTACTGCCATTATGATAAATATGCTTTACCGGCTACAGCCTGATTAAAAGTAAGTCTAACTGTATTGTTATCTATATAATCAACAACTCCTACAATATCATTACCCTGTAAATCTTCAGTCTTAATATTTGGTTTTAACCCCATGTTATGACTAATGTTCCATACTGTAGCAGCAGTTTGCTGTACAAATTCAAAAGAACTATTATTATTAAAAGTGATAGCTGGATTAAGATTGATTCTAGTTACACAACCTCCAGTGTTCACCTCAATAATGTTTTGGTTGTTTGCACCGTAAGCAAAACCTACACCAATTTGTTGTGGTGAGTTTGGTACATTACCACGTAAGTAACCAGCTCCCCATAAATCTACACTTTGGTCATATTGTACTGAGTTATCGTTTCTGTAAGTAACAGGTAACCATGTTGTATAGTTGATATTAGATTTGCATAATGCATCTTCATCTTCTAAATCTTGCCAATCAACAATATGCTTTCTCATAAAAGCTAAGTCTTCACTAACACTTGGTTTACAAGCAGCAATACCGTAACGCATTTGACGATAGGTTTTGTTAACCACATCAGCAAATTCTTTATAGTATTTTTCTTTTTTAGGAAGCAGAGTTCTCATTTTGTTCTATATTATTTTGTAGGATAGATTGAGCATTAGCTAAAATAAGCTGTTGCTCGTATGGTACAGAACATTGCGTACAAACTTGTTTACCATCTGATGCAATTCTGTCTTGGCAGCCACATGTAATCGTAGCTCCACAATTGTTACATGATCTCATATATGTTTGGTTTTATTACAATACTAGCATGCACACTCTGTGGCATACTTGTTTAATCTTTTTTGAGCATAGATTAAAAGCTCCATTCCAGCTTGAGGTTCATGGCAATATTCCACTTTAGCTTTAGCTGCATCAATAAAACTTTTAATAAGTCTTAGTTCTTCAAGTTTCTCTTTTACATCAGCATCTGGTTCACAACTTGACATTTCTAGATCACAAAGTAAGTTAAAATATTTATTAGTTGTTTGTGTTGTGCGTAAATGATTATACTCCACAAATACAGAAGTGTTTGGAGCCACTGAATAGTTAATCACATAAACACCGTCAGGAATAGGTTGAGAAGCATCTTGACAGTTTGTACGTTGTAACCCTAAGCTACAGGCGTTTAATACTATATTAAAGCCTTTTAGAATTTCTATAGCTACAGGTAAGTTAAAACCTGGGGATGTTATCCTGAGCGTACCGCAGTCTATAGCTAAATCTTCAGCATATAAACTTGTGTCAAATAGACGTAAAACCTTGATATTATTGGTATCAGGTAGTTCTAAACTTAACTGATGTTTGCTTGCCATTATAGTAAACTTTAAATATTTATATGAATTTTATATACACGTTCTCAATAATAATATACCCATTTTTTAGGACTTTTCCAAAACAAAAAAAGGGAGGGACATTATAGTCCACTCCCTCTTCTTAATATTTACTAAAATCTCTTAGTAAGTCTCTACAGCAACCGCATTACCAGCAGCACTAGCACTAGATACAATGAAGTTAGTAATTGAAGTGGTTGCAGTACCAGCCGGTACGTGAACTACGATCAAATACTGATCATTATCAAAAGTACTTGTTGGGTTGTTAAAACGAGGTACATTGTGCAAGATCAAAACTTGATCATACAAAGCAGCCTTATTTACAGTGTTCAAAGCTGGATCAGCTTCGATCTCACGCATACGTAAGCTATCTACACGAGAGCTATCAGGATATGCGTTTTGTAAATAACGACCATCTAAGATCAATTCACGAAGTACAGTTTCACCCAAACCAGAAGCTTGCTTAGGAGCTTGAATTTCTGCAGATACAAAACAGTTTACAGCACAAGGCTCACCAGACTCTTCTACAAAAGAAGTGTAGATGAATAAAGGCTCTAAACCATAGAAATCTGTAGGAGTAAAGGTACATGTACCAAACTTAGTCTCTACATAAGCAGCAGCAATAGCTAAATGAGAATCTACAGCAGCAATATTATTTGCAGAAGAAGTTACAGGAACATAAGTACTAGTTGCAATTTCACTATAGATCTTAGCATTACCGTTTGTAGAAGATACAGCAGCAACAGAAAGAACTACGTTTGCATTACCAGAACTAGCTGAATCAGCAGCACCAATAGATACTACGATTGAGTTAGGAGCCAAAGAAGCATGAACTACTTTCTCTCCAACTTGGAAAAGAGCAGCATCAGCGTTAGCTACAGCAATAGTTGCAGAAGCAGCAGTTGGATCAATAGCTACAGAAGCTGTAGTTAAGTTCCAAACCTTAGCTTGAACAAGCTCTTTCAACAAAAGAGATTCATTAATCTGATCTTTCCACTGAAGTAACACTACGTTTTGGTCTACTGTGTTAGTAGTACCAGGTACAGTGCAACAACCTGTGAATCCGTCCAAGGTGTCATAAAGGTTATGGCTTACGAAACGTAAAGCAGGTGAACCTTTAACATCTAGACGTAGACGATAAGTAGAATCACAATTAAGTGTACATGTAGAAGGATCTACAGATACAATTTGATTTTGAGCAACATCAGATGTCACTTTAATCAAACGACTGATGTACTTAGGGTTAATCACTTTAGACTTAACTGACTCTTTGTAACCACCATGAGTGGGGCCAATTTTGTCAGCAGCAAAGTAACTACCTTGAGCCATGATAAAAGGTGCAGCTTGAGCAGAAACTACTTGAAAAGACTTGGCATCAAAGAAACCAATCTGTCCAGCAGTCAAAGCATCAGTTCCACCAGAGCTAGCAAGTGTTGTGCTAGCAGGCAAGAATGACTTGCGGAATGCATTAGGAAAATACATAGGGCTTTAATTTAAAGGGTTATAAATAAATAAATAAAAAACAAATTTAACTTAAGAACATTAACTTATACTTGGTTGAAGCAATCAAACTCTTAACCTCATCTAGTTGGTTTACAACTTCTGAAAAAGGCATAATCTTTTGTAACTCATTAACTTCTGTATATAGTTCTTTCATGTGAGATATTGCTTCCTGTACAGAACCACATTTATATGGGCTCACTGCCGGGAAATCTAGAAGCTTCTCACGAGCTCCTTGGTATTGTTCAGCTACAGCATCTACTAAATCTGGCATTCCATCATAAAACTCATTAAGAGCTTTATGTGCTGAAAAAGAACCAGGACCAGTAATTTTTAAATGCAACTGGTGCATACTAGTTGTAAGAGCTTGAGCATGTGCTAACATTGCTGCTGTTTCTTTACATGGTCCCATTGGACTAGGTCTTTGTAGTTTCTGCATCATTAGCTATTTCTTTGAGCGTTTTGTATATCTCTCTGATACTGAGTTATAGATTCTATGTCTCCAGCTAAAATAGCTGCTGTTTCGTCTGCTAATATTTCACATATGTCTTCTTTAAGTTCACATGTCTGATCAGCTCTAAATACTACTCCAGTAGATATATTAGTACAACCATTAAACTGCACATCTCTAGGAAGCCTATAATATGTAAGTTTAATATCTTCTATATCAAACTCATTATTAGTATATAACCTAATTTTATCAGAAGCTATCGTACAAAAAGTCTCTGCCCAATCAAAGCTTGGAGATTTAAACTTGTCACTCAAAAGAATGTCTACGTTAGCTTCTTCAGCTTGATATATAGAAAGAGCTCTTTCTGGACAACATTCAGTCTTGGCGTTACCGCTAACTCTTACAAAATGTAAAAAGTTAGTAGGTAAAGAATCTGATTCTACAAACTTATCTTTTATTGTTCTACCTAAAGGTGTTTCTGTTAAAAGAATTTGTACATCATCAACTATTGTTACACTTTGCTCTGATGCTTCTCTAGATGCATTAAGACCGTGGAGGCGTCTACGCACCCACTCTAACTGAGCTTTATTAAAAGCTTCTTGGATCATCCAACATTCTATGTTGTCATAATCAAAAGATGCTAGTTTATTAAGCCTCTGTTTTATCTTAATTTGTAAGAGATTATTATTCATATACTATTTTACTGCATCCAGTATTTTTCAACCTTTTTAGTTAAGTCTATTAAAAGCTCCTCGTTTAAAGGATTTTTTAAGAATTCAACTACATCTGTAGAAGTTCTACCCATCATAGTAGTAGTTTGCATATGATAAATAAAACCATCTGATTTTGGAGCAATGAACTTAAAGTAGTTACTATCTTTTACAATACATCTAATCTTTAATGTTTCCATGTCTAGATTAGCAGCATCCAAAAATCTTTGAGCGGTTTTACGCTTATCCTTCTCTACTAAGTCTCCATTAATAAACTTATCCATATTATCATAGATAACGTCATTAGGTGTTGACTTCTTATATTGAGCACTATTTGCATCCAACACTTTAGCTACATAAAGAAGCTTATTCTGGTTCTTGTCAAATAACTTTTGAAGTTCTGATAAAGCTCTGTTACGAAGCTTCTTAACTTCTGTTTGTATAGAAGCAGTTTCTTCTAGCTTATCTAGATAAAACTTAGGCGGTACTGACATTCTACGAGCTTCTTCAAGACTCTTAGCAACAATACTAAACCCACCGGCTTCTATAGCATATAACCTAATTAAATCATAAGGATCTTTATCAGGCTCTAAATATACTGGTTCATTACCACATCTAATCTTAATTCTATCCCAGAACTCATTATTGTCTGGTTTAAGAAGTTTTAACTTATTCCAGAATTGCTCATCTGCAGCATCCACTACATTTGAAGCTAATTCTTTCTCAAGTTGAGCAATAACAGCACGAATCTGCTTTATCTTAGCTTCTTGTTCTTCCAATGGTAAGTCTTTAACATCAGGAGCATATTCATTTAGACCTGTAATGAATCTTTTGATTCCATTAATCTCTAAACAAGCAATAGGTTCCTCGTGGAACGCTCCGTCAAAAAGACTCAATCCGTACTTCTGAAGTCCCATGTTATCCACTAAAGGATCAAAGTATGGTCGGATTGCTATACTTGAACGTTTGTTTTGTGGATACTTTTCAATCATTGATACACTGCTACTCATATTTGGTTTGTTTGGTTTTTATAATTGGTTACAAATGTAACCTTTTATATTTAGAACCTATCAGAAGTTGCGAACTTCCCATGTGATCATTCATGGTACGCATACGATAGGAAACCTGCAGATAAATCTACAGGAGGGTGATAGTGTATCCTCAGCAGGGGATTTTAGCCCCCTGCTTTAGATACTATTTTTTAGAATGATCCACCAGTTACAGGGTTTCTCATAACAATCTTCAACACTTTAGTTGGATCTTTAACCCAAATAGCAGGCATTGTTTGTGTCATGAATACACGGTAACCGTTAAAGTTTCCAGAAGACTGGAAGCCTTGAGAACGTCCCATGTAATCCATAGTACCGTTCTGATAGAACCATTTCAATTGATTATCCCAAGATAACTTCAACAAGTAGATGTTGTCATTAGTATTCTCAGTTACATCAAAGATAATAAAATTGTAAGAACTTAATGGGAAACCATCAATGATTGGGTTCTCAATGTCATTAGTATGAATGTTATCAAACGCTGGGTTCAATACAAACTTAACGTTAGCCAAGAAAGGAATAACGTATTGAGTGTAAGCAAAACCAAAGTTCAAGTCCATACCTTTGCCAGTGATAGCACCAACTTCAGAAGCATTAATTACCAAGCCAGAGTTAATAGCCTCACGCTTAATAGCTTCATTAACAAGTTTCATACCACCAAGACCTGTTTGTACAACTAAGCTACGCTTAGGATCTGGTCCTTGGAATTCAACTTTACCATTAAAGAAGTTGAAAATCTCAGACTTGAATAGATCCAAGTTGAAAGAGCCTTTGTTGTAGATACGCTTGTAAGAGTTATCCAACTGCTTCCAAAGACCTACAGATAAACGAATATCATCTGGACCATCTTGCTTAACTTTACCACCTTGACCCCACATAAGGTAAGTCTCAATGTCATTAGCAATCTTAGTCAAATGAGCTGCTTCCATAGCGGTTAAGAATGTACGAGTCAACTGACCAGATTGGTAAGCTTTCTTTACATAATCTTTACCCATTTTAGAAGCCATGTCCTCTAGGTTTGTAATAGAAGGATCACTAGACTTGTCAAAGTTTCTCCAAAGCTCTACTACAGGAACTGTACCATCAGCTTTCAATCCACCTTTCAACATCAAGTCAGCACGAGAGCTAACAGAATAATGAACGTGAGCTTCAGCACCACCTACATAGTTGTAGAATTCACGGAAACCTGCATTAACGTTACCGATATCAGAGAAACGCTCACCGTATTCACCACGAGCAGATCCTTTACGGAAAACCTTAGTACCAACTTTAAGATATTTGTTATCCAAATACTTAGCGTTGTCATTATTAACAAGTTGTACTGTGTAGATAAAACCGTCACCAGCTGGGATAATATCGTCAGCAGTGATGTACATCTCAACACCGTTGTATTTGTCATAAGTGATGATATCACCATGTCCAAAAGAACGCTTGTTAATCTTAATTTTGAAACTCTGTCCGTCAATACCTTTTGTAGCATTAGCGGATTCTACGTCTTCAATAACGTAAGGTAGATCCTGAGTTACTGGGATCTGCCATTTGTACTCACCACGTGCATTATCTACTGAGATAACGTTCTTACCGCCAAAGCTAGACATTTGGTATAAAGGCATTTCTACCTTTTGTGCCATTGCCCATAAATCAACTGGACCTAAATCAGTAGGTTCAGCAGACTTTAAGAGGTTAGAAAGGTGGTAAGAATCTACATGTGAGCTAGTTGCATAGCTGGTATCTCGTAGAAATATACCATTGTTTAAAACTGGAGTTGCCATAGGGCATAAAGTTTAAGGGTTAATAAATTATTTATCTTTTAAAAATATTTTGAGGTCTAGATATTTTTCTAGATCTAGTCTCTTCTTCTTCTTGGTAAGTACTAACATTCTTACGTGACTGTTCAGTCTTAAGTTGTCGTACAGTTTGCTCTACCGCCTGGTTCTTTCCCTGCTTAGTAAGGCTTGAGCGATACTCATCAGGACTTGAAAGTAACCATAGAGCTTCAGCAATCAATGGATAGTTAGGTTCTACAAACTGATACTTCTCTAAAAGATGACCCAACAAGTTTGTTGGACGACCACTGATAGATGGATATTGAGGTTGAACCAATCCACTATATAATTGAGCTTGAGTCTTTTTATCTAGCTTAAGACCATTAATCTCAGCTGGACGAAGTGCTTCAAACACATTTTGCATATAAGCTTGAGCTGCCTGCTCTTGCTGTTCTTTCTTAGATTCTTGTTCTGCAAGAGTCGCTTGTACAAACTCTTCTTGCATTTGATCTAACTTTGGTTTGAACTGTTTAGCTTTCTTTTCCAAAGATCCAATTTCTCTCCATGTAGAAACTTCTTCTTCAATTTCATCTGCTGTACCGAAACCAGTAGCTTGTAAATAAGATCTTACAATACCTTCTTGGTCATTCTCGTCAGTAGGGTCCATCTCACGAACTTGTTCTACTTGAGCCAAAGCCTGGAAAAGACCTTTAAGATCTTGCCCACCGTCTGCTACATACTTTGCTGCATATTGCAATTCATCTGGCAAAGACTCAAAGAATTCTTGAGGAGTCTTAGCTGCCACCTCAGACTTCATATTGTCTACGTTAGCTTGCCACAACTCTTCAACGTCTTTATCTCCAAGACCACCTAAGTAGTCATCAAGACTTTGTTTCTTTTCATCATAGTCATCAAAGGCAAACATTTCCTTTGACTCTATACGCTTTTTAAGAAACTCTACTAATCCAGACTTTTCTGTCTTAGGACGTCCTCCTTTTGATTTAGACTCAAATGAATCATCTTCATCATCAGTTAACTCTTTAAGAAGACTATCTGTATCTTCTTTTGTTACAAGCTTTTTTTCACCTGTATCTTTTGTGTCATCACTAGATGTTGAATCATCATTATCTTCTTCATCTAAGAAACTAAAATCTTGAACTTTTTGGCTAAAAATACTAGGTTTTTCATCTTTAGCAGGAGTAACTATACTATCTGCACCTGGGGCTCCTAGCCAACTATCAATGTCAAGATCAACTTGTTGTACGTTTGTTTGTACACTGGTTTGAGAATCAGTCATATTTGTTTGGTTTTTTGTGTATCTCTACATAAATAATATACAACTTTAAATTTTAAATATTTACTTTTCCTAAAAAAATATACCTAAGATACGGATAATAGAGCTATAATTATTTAGCTTTCTTACCAGAGTCGTATTTATTCTTATTTTCTTTGGCAATCTGAAGTTGTTTATCTGCTATTTGTTTCTGTGTTTGTAACTTTTCACGGTCTATATTAAGCTTCTGATCTACCTGCATCTTCTTATTCATCTCGGACTCACGCTTAAGATTCATTTGATCTTGGTAACGTTGTTCACCACGAATCGTCTCCAAGGCATCTTGGTAGTCAGACACTTTATTTTCATTAATATCTACGCCTGCTCCATAACCTGCAGCTCTAATTTCAGCCACAGTGATCTGAGTTTGTCTATCAAGATCTGCTTGGCCTGTTCTAAAGTCAAGATCCATTTGTCTTTGCTTCTCCTGAGACTGTATCATCTCTTGCTGCATTTGCTGTTGTTGCTGCATTTCTGCTTCTTTCTGAGACTGTACCTTCTCTTCTGCATTCTTAAGTACACCAGTTAACTCAGCAATAGACTCAGACTTAATAACATTTCCAAGATCATATATAGATGCTCCTGTAGTATTATTATTTATAGCCAACTGTTTAAGTTGCTCCATTACAGAACGAGCATTAGTCTTTGTTGTACAGAAGATGTTAAGATCTCTCATAAGTAGCTCTGTACCATTCATTTCAAAATGAACCTTTTCATCTTTACCAGTGATATACTGAAGACGAACACTAGGTTTTTTAGAATGATAGTATTGAGCTAAGTCTGTTCTAAGCTGATGTACACGAGGCATTAAGTTATCAGAGTGCTGAATAAAATACTGCTCTGTCTGTGCATAAGAAGCATTCATAGCTTGCTCTACGCCAGTGGCTGTTTGCTGCTGAGCAATCTGTTGGCCCATACGTTGTGGGTTAAGACCAATAGTTTCAAAGGCTTGGTTTTTAAAATGACCTGCCAATTGTATACGAGAAAGCAAACGATTAGTTTGCTCTAAGTTCAACACTTGATAATGTTGGAAGTTAAGAGCGTTCTCAGTGTTAGTTATGCTTGTATCAAGCGGTAACATCTGGAAGTTCTTCATTGCCACATAGGCTTTAGCCAGATTATTTTTCCCCCAATCTTCTCCCATGGAGTGACGAGGCAAAGAGTTCTGGTCTAACATGATAACCGTACCTAGCTCATCAACCAAGATATCTGCTATTTGGTTATTCACTATATTATAGCCTATTTGGTAAGGCTTCATTAGATCAACTAATGAAGTACTTCTAGTATTTCTATCTCCAAAAACACAACCTTCCACTGGAAGTTTGCAGCCATAGAGTGTAGCATCTCCTTTAAATTGGAAAGGTAGTCTTCCTGGCTTACCACCATTAAGTCCTAAATAGATTGGATTGATACCACCTGCGTTATTATTTCCCCAGAATGCGGGACGGTTAGGTCCAATCTTAATACCTCCCCAAGTTTCGTTAATCCAAATCCAATCAATATGTTCTCCAAAGATTAAGTTTTCTTTAGTCTTTTGTTTATACAATGTTGTATTGTATTGAGGCTTATCTGTTAATTTAAACTCCTCAGTTACAATATCTTGTAAGATTTCTCCTTCTTCTGTAATTTTAGTTAAGTGACCCACTTTACGTTGAGACTTCCAATAAATTTGGGATACACGTAATAAATGTGACTTACCAAAATCTATTGTATCCTCTGAATCAGATAGGATCCATTCTACAATATCACCTGTACCAAACTTAGTGTCATATAAAGACGAAAACTGTCTATAGCCAAGACTTGGCATTTGTGTATTCCACTCATGTGACTTTGTAGCATCGTAATAACTACCATCATTTTGGTATCCTTGTACAGCATAGCCGGCAGAACGAACAGGATAGATGGCTTCTAACGAATACATTTGTTCTTCGTTCATCATCCATCCAAACTTATCAATAACGTCTGATACAGACATCATATCCATCTTACCGACCCAGTTACCTTGAGAGATGTATCTAACATCTGGAGACTTATGATAGAACGTAAGCAATGGGTTCCAAAGCTCTAGCTCATAGTCATCCTCCATCATATTAAAATGCCAGAACTCTCTATCTGTAATAAGCATGTCTCTAAAGCCACGCTCTTCTAATTCTTGTAATTTAAAACGTTCCTCATCTACAGACATTTGGTGAGATGCCCACTCTTCAATCATAGATCTATAGTCTTTACGAAAGAAAGACTCTATCTCAGGAAGCTTCTTTAGATTATCAGGAGATGTTTGTTCTTGAACTTGTTTCTGAACTTCCTCATCCTCAAGGTCTAAACCTTGATTCATGATTTCCATCATCATCTTTTGCTGAGCATCCTGTAAAAGAACATCCTCAAGCATCTTACGTTTTTCTTCTATAAGCTCATTATAAGAGATATCATCCACAGCCTTAAACATAATACGTGAGCTTCTTTTAGAAAACTCATTACATAATACGTTTACAACGTTAGGAATAATAGGATAGAACTTAAGTTCTAAAGCAGACTCATCTTCTTTAGTTAGCGTATCTATTAGATCCGCCATCTCATTATCCTCTTCTACAATATAATCTGTCTTGTCAATGATACCCTTAGCAAGCTTGTAGTTTTTCATTAATCTACGAGCGTTACGTCTAAGTTGCTTCATACCCTGCCACTCTAACCAGTCTAGATTCCAAGCTCTCCATTCATCATCTTTCTCTTTCTCAGGTAAAAATTGGATAGGTTGGGTAAGAGTACCCATCTTATTATGTTCCGCCTTTTTACCGGCTTTCAAATCCATTGCTGAATATATCTGCATGATATTTAGTTATTTAAGTCTGCTGAATTATCAGCAATTGTATTTGTAATAGAACTAGTACCACTGTCAGTCATAGATAAAAAAGTTGGCATCCCTGTTGAACTCCAAGTTCCTAAAGGAGGAATGTATGCAGTACTACCACTAGTTAGAAACTGTGCAGGTGACTGTTTTGGCTCTTCTTCCTTCAAAATAAGTAAAGCTTCCTCAAATGTGAGAGAGCTTTCTTTAATCAATCTAGAAAGAATAGTTACCTTTTGGGCATGTAAGTCTTTATTTTCCATATTATTTTATCTCATATTTTTAAAAGGGTTACGAGGTGGTCTCATACTTGGCCCGTTACCCTTAGAATTACCAATATGTCTAAAGGGACTATAATTTAATTTACTAAATTTTTGGGAGTTATCCAAGTTTTCTTTTGTAACTTCTATACGTTTAGAGAAACCACGGTTAGATTGTTGCACTTTTGCAAAGGCTATTAAAGAACAAAATGCTACTAATCTATCCACGTTTAGTCCATCTCTATATGCTTGCATCTCTCTAAGTAACATTATATCTGGTATTCGTTCTATACCATATATTGTTTTTACTATATCTCCATTTTCTTTTGTCTCATGATCTAATTCTTCTTGAGTATATTCAATTCCATAGGACAGAATGTTTCCTTTGAACAGCGTACCTACGTTTTTCCAACCATATTCTTGGAACACATTACGATTTGCTCCTATATCTTTTAAGAACAAAATCATATCTTTAGGTACTAAATATCTTTGTTTACGTTTAGATATCATATACTGGATAAACAAAGCTACGTTATTTTCCACTATAGTCCATGCATTATACCACTCTATAAGAATCTCTAAACGCTCGTGTGTTTTAGTAAGATCGTCAAAACGTCCACACCAAGATGCCACTATACCGTCACGCTCAATACTACTTTCCACTGATCCATTGCCTGAATCTTTTATAACCTCCACTGGATTCTTATATACGTATATAGAACATAGGGAATCTGATGTGGTAGTCTTTCCTTCACTAACTGGATCCACAGAAGCATAGTATGTGCCAAACTGAGGATCTTTAGAAGGTCTTTCGTATATGCATATCACTCCCTCTTTATCTTCTGTCTTTTTAGACAAAGGAAACTCCATAATAGGAATCTTCCTAGATGGTTTATCTATAATCTTACCCTCATCGTTACGAGAGAGTTCAAGATATTCCACTGGATACTCCTTATCTTGGATACGCTGCATTTGTTTGGCAACTAGATGTGGAGGGAACACACTTACCTTACGTGTCGCAAAAGCCTCCTCAAGGGTCCTAGGATGCTGAGAAATGGTAAGCTGGTATGCTCCTGGATCAAGATCCTTCTTCATCTTCTCAAACTCCTTATCTAGGGCTTCTAAGGCTTCTTTTACTAAAGAGTTACCATACTGATCTATATAAGGTGGCATAGACCATTGTTCAGGAATAAAAAGTCCTATTACACCTGGAGCACCGTCTTTATCTATAAGATTACTTTGTACACCATAAAATCCATTTTCTTCTGGATGATAGATATACTCTTTCATTGGTTCACATTGATCAAGATCACCAACTGATCCTGCTGCAATAAACTGACCTGTGATGATATGTCCAGACTTAAGTGCTGGTTTCATAAATCCATAGGTGTCATTCATCTTAGGAGCAATGCCTCCTTCCTCATGAAAGAAATAAGTTACAGGACCACCGACACCATGTGTTGGATCTTTTTCAAATGAGTATAAGTTGATAGTAGATTTTAATCCTCTATACGTATCACGATTGTTAACTCTCACTTTAATCTGCTGGTTCCACGCCCCCACCTTATCAGGCTCAGCTGGTCTATACCATGCAGTGTGCTCATTTAAGAAGTTACGATATTCATTAAGAAACTTCCAAGATCCTTTTTCATTGATATAGTCTTTAAGACTAGCTCCTATTTTAAGAATAGCTCCTTCTTCAAATACCCATTGGTTAATTAGTTTAGCCATATGGAAATAAGAAGATGCTATCTGACGTTTCTTTAGTATAATAGCATGCTTATAATGTAATTCAGCTAAATGCTCATATAGTGCCATATGATACTGTGCATCTCTCACCTTAGCAAAGTCAAATCTTTTTTCTTCTTTATCATATATAGGTAAAAAGTTTAACCACATGTAGTAGTCTCTACTAATATACCAAGTACCATTTACACTCTTGACAATTATACCTTTACGACACTTAGCTTTTTGGTCATCCCAATAAGTTATAAAGTCTTTACTCTTTACTGGAGCTGGACAATAGTATCCTTGCTTATGAAACTTACGAGCTTCAATATTAAAGATTTGACTAGTCTCGTCAAAGTTATACTCACCCGGTTCTTTAAAAACAGATAATAAAAAATCTCTAAACTCTTCTCTACTATAAAAAGTAGTTACTGTCCAGTGATCAATATTATAAGTGGGTACTTCTATAAATATGTTAGGTTCCAATTACTTAGTTGAAGTTAATTTATGTATGTCAATCACATCCCCTTTACATTTATGTAGTAAATGTAAAAGAGTGTTAAAATCTTTACTACGTAATACGCCATCCAGTTCACAATTGTCCCAATATTTAGTATACAAATCTCTAGGAATAGCATTCCATAGTTTAGTGTAAGGATTAAAATGGAAAACCCAATCATGCATATAACCATCAACATCTGATAGAGGGTCAACTGCTGCAAACTCTTTAATTTCATAATCTGTGTAAACGTCTTGTACCATAGTTTTATATTTAATAAGTTTAGGAAAGCAGAAGATGGGTGCGTGGACATCTGCTTTTACGACTGGCATTTCTAACCGATCACGTACGGCCCTTTCTACAGTTAAGAGTACGCCATTCCAGTCAACCTAATATTGCTGTAGAGGATGGATTCGAACCACCAAGGTGAGATTCAATTGATGACAGTACGCTTGCAAGCTGGTGGTCTACCCCATATCATCAATCTATTTCTTTATCACCGCCCACGAGACAGGTGGGTGCGTATGCCAAGGTCATAACTGAGACAACCCAATTTCGCCACTCTACAATATAGAGGTGAGTACAAGATTCGAACTTGTGTGAACGGTTTTGCAAACCGCTATATAACCACTCTAACAACTCACCCTATTGATCATATGCCAATCTCTGGCCACCTCTTACAGAAGATTGCTGCTCTTCTTGTAAATCTCTATATACTCCTTTAAAACTTTGTCTCACTGCATCAAACCTTTCTGCTATGCGTAGTAACGCTGTAGCAGATCCATCACGTCCTGATGTAGGTTTTTCTGTTGCCATAAACGTTGCCATATTATCTAAAGCAATCTTGATTCCATTGTATGCTCTATACGTAGGAGTCTCATACATTTTCTGACACACCTTAAGTGCAACAACTATTGTTTCATCTTCTCCTGAGAAGTCACCATCCACCTCAACTAAAATAAGTTC